TTTGATGAACTAGGAGTGAAACGATTACAAGAATCGTACATGAAAGAAGATGAAACAAGCCCACAACACAGATTCGCTTTCGTATCGAAAGCTTTTGGTTCTAATCCTGAACATGCTCAGAGGTTGTATGACTATTCTTCTAAGCATTGGCTTAGTTATTCTACTCCCATTTTATCTTTTGGCCGCTCTAAGCGTGGGCTTCCTATCTCTTGCTTTCTTAACTATATTGAAGATACAGCGGAGGGACTAGTTGATAACCTATCAGAAACTAATTGGCTCTCTATGTTGGGTGGCGGAGTGGGTATTGGTTTTGGTATTCGTTCCGCTGACGATAAGTCTACTGGCATTATGCCTCACCTTAAAATATATGATGCTTCTTCTTTGGCATATCGTCAAGGTCGCACTCGCCGTGGTTCTTATGCTGCCTATCTTGATATTTCTCACCCCGATATTATACCTTTTCTCGAAATGCGTAAGCCTACTGGCGACCCGAATGTACGATGCCTAAACTTACATCATGGTATTAATATCACCGATGACTTCATGCACATCATTGAACAGAGTATGTTGGATCCAGATTTTGACGATTCATGGAAATTGATTGATCCAAATACAAAAGAAGTAAGAGAAACAGTATCAGCCAAAATGTTATGGCAAATGATTCTTGAGCTTCGTATGCATACTGGTGAACCATATATTCACTACATTGATACAAGTAACAAAGCAATGCCTCAACACTTGAAAGACTTGGGTTTGAAAATTCATCAATCAAACCTTTGTTCTGAAATTATTTTGCCGACAGATAAAGATAGGACTGCTGTGTGTTGCTTATCTTCATTAAATTTGGAGACTTATGATGATTGGAAAGATAACAAACTTTTTCTTCGGGACGTGGCTGAGATGCTCGATAACGTCCTTCAGTATTTCATTGATAATGCTTCTGATAGCATATCAAGAGCAAAATACTCAGCTAACCGTGAGCGCTCTATCGGTATTGGTGCTTTGGGTTTTCACGCATATCTTCAAAAAAATGGAATCCCGTTTGAAGGAGTAATGGCCAAAGTTGCTAACAATAAAATTTTCAAGACAATCAGAGAAGGTTTAGATGATGCAAACAAACAACTCGGAACCGAGCGTGGGGAAGCTCCTGATGCAGTGGGTACTGGCAACCGCTTTTCTCATGTTATGGCCATTGCTCCTAACGCAAGTTCTTCCATTATCATGGGTAATACTAGCCCTAGCATTGAACCTTATAGGGCAAATGCTTACCGTCAAGATACTCTATCAGGTTCTTACTTAAATAAGAATCGTTGGTTAGATAAAATCATCAAAGAGAAAGCAAAAGATGATAATGATTACAATGACATTTGGTCTTCCATTATTGCTAATGATGGTTCTGTTCAACATTTGGATATATTATCTGACTTAGAAAAAGATATATTCAAAACATCTATGGAGATTGACCAACGTTGGGTGATTGATTTGGCCGCAGACAGACAAGCATACATTGACCAATCACAATCATTGAATGTGTTTTTTCGTCCAGATGCTCACATTAAATACATTCATGCTATTCACTTTATGGCATGGAAAAAAGGTTTGAAGACTTTATACTATTGCCGTTCTGAGAAGATTGGTAAGGCCGATAAAGTATCCAAAAAGATTGAAAGACAAGTTATTAAAGAACTAGATATGACAGAAATTGCACAAGGCAATGATTGTATCGCATGTGAGGGTTAAAATGAAAAGACTATTAAGATTTACGGCATCATGGTGCCAACCTTGTAAGATTCTAGAAGCAAATATAGAACGAGCAGACTTGAATTTACCAATTGAAGTAATCGACATTGATAAACATGAAGATATAGCTAATCAATATGGTATTAGGTCTGTTCCCACTTTAGTCATGTTAGATGAAAACATTGAAGTGAAAAGGAATGTTGGAGTCAAAACACCAAAACTACTGAAAGAGTGGATCGAAGCATGATTAAGAAAACAGAATCGAAAGTTACAGATGAAAGAACATACTTCAAACCGTTCAATTATGCGTGGGCATATGACGCATGGCTTAAGCACGAACAGTCTCATTGGTTACACACTGAGGTTCCTATGCTTGAGGATGTCAAAGATTGGAAAAAGAAACTTACACCAGGTGAGAAACAATTCCTCACACACATCTTTAGATTCTTTACTCAAGGAGACATTGATGTTGCCGGTGGGTACGTTAGGAATTATCTACCCTATTTTCCACAACCAGAGATAAGAATGATGCTCATGGGCTTTGCTGCTCGTGAGGCCTTACATATCGCTGCCTATTCTCATTTGATTGAAACTCTTGGTCTACCTGAAACAACTTACAATGATTTCATGGAATACAAAGAGATGGTTGAGAAACATGAGTATGTGATGAACATTTCTGACAAGAATACAACTAAAGAGAATACTGCAACTCATATCGCCGTGTTCAGTGCTTTTACTGAAGGGATGCAGTTGTTCTCCTCTTTCATTATGTTATTGAATTTCCCAAGACATGGCAAGATGAAAGGCATGGGTCAAATCGTTACTTGGTCTATTGTTGATGAAACACAACATGCTGAGAACATGATTAAATTGTTTAGAACATACATTGAAGAAAACAAAGAGATTTGGAATGATGAGTTAAAAGGACGTATCTACACAATTGCAGAAAAGATGGTCGAGTTGGAAGATAAGTTCATTGATTTGGCTTTCCAAATGGGGCCAATGGAAGATTTGACACCAGAAGATGTGAAGAAGTATATTCGTTACATTGCTGATAGACGATTGATTTCATTAGGTCTTAAAGGTGTATTCAAAATTAAACGTAATCCATTACCATGGGTTGAAGAAATGATTAATGCACCTACTCATACTAATTTCTTTGAAAACCGTGCAACCGATTATGCTAAAGGTGCTCTATCAGGCGATTGGTCTGATGTTTGGGCTTAACATAAGGATCAAATGACTCCAATTATATACACATTGGTGATGACACACATCACCATTCTTTGTGTTACTATTTTCTTACATAGAAGCCAAACACATAGAGCAATCACAATACATCCAGTATTATACCATCCAATGAGATTTTGGCTATGGCTAACTACAGGAATGATTACAAAAGAATGGGTCGCTGTTCATCGTATGCATCATGTATATGTGGATACTAAAGAAGATCCACACAGTCCTAATATACATGGTATATGGAATATACTATTTGGTGGTGTATTGTATTATCTATCTGCTAAATCAGATAAAAAGAATATTGAATATTTTGGTGTTGGTACAATAGATGATTGGATAGAAAAAAATGTTTATACAAAATATAATCTATTAGGCATACTAATAATGCTTTTAATAGATTTAGAATTATTTGGTTTGTTAGGTTTATTAATTTGGGGTATACAGATGATTTGGATTCCATTTTGGGCTGCAGGTGTAATCAATGGCATCGGTCATTATTGGGGATATCGCAATACAGATACTAGCGATACATCAAGAAATATTTTTCCAATTGCAATATTAATTGGAGGAGAAGAACTACATAATAATCACCATCATAGACCAGCATTAGCTAAGTTGTCAGAAAAATGGTTTGAATTTGATATTGGTTGGTTTTGGATAAAAGCTTTTAGCTTCATTAAATTAATAAAAATAAAAGAGAATAAAAATGACAAATAAAGTTATATCAGGAGAGTGTCTTAACTGCGAATCAACTTATTCTGTTGAGTATGTTGAACAATTAGTATCTACGGAGCTACCAGAACATTGTCCGTTCTGTGGCGAAGTCATCGAGGAATTATCCGAAGAATATATAGAGGATGATGACCTTGATGAGAATGATGAATGGTAAACTGGCAATACAAAGATAAAGATTTTACAGAAGAACAAATTGAAGATAGTTATGGATTTGTTTATGTTATAACTAACTTAGAGACTAACCGGAAATACATTGGTAAAAAGCTATTTTGGTTCTCTAAGACCAAACAAGTTAAAGGAAAGAAGAAACGAATAAAAGTTCCTTCAGACTGGCAAACTTATTATGGAAGTAGTGACAAATTACAAAAAGATGTTATAATGTATGGACAGGATAAGTTCCATAGGGAAATATTACATCTTTGTAAATCCAAAGGTGAATGTAGTTATCTTGAAGCGAAAGAGCAATTTGCAAATAATGTTATGGAAAGTGATGAGTATTACAATGACTGGATTATGGTCAGAGTGAGAAAGTCGCACATCAAGGACTACAATGAACGTAAATCTAAGTGAATTAGCAAAACAAAATTATGATACAATTTTATTTTTGCCTGGAGAAAAAGATAATGAAATTCGAGTAGAAGGAAGTGTCTACAAAGATCCTGGACAAAAACTAGATGGTAGCGAGAGTGGTGATTGTTATCATATTATCCTGTTTAAGCTTGAAGAAGAAGGAAATCCAATACATTTGGATAAATTTGAAGCTATTCTTCTTGCTCCTTTGGAATATATTGCCAGACTTATTCCTGATGAATGGTATGGAGTTGTTTCCAAGAAAACCACAACATCACAATCTTTCATTGAATCAACCTTTGACAAGTTGAAAGAAATGTGTTAGGATGACCTTTTAATTACTGGATTATATAATGATTCTCGTTGACCTGAACCAAGTTCTTTTAGCAGGACTTATGGCTCAAATATCAAATCAAAAAGGTGTTAAGTTAGAAGAAGACTTAATACGTCATATGGTCCTAAACATTCTTAGGATGCACCTTAGAACATTCCGAAGTGAATACGGTGAAGTCATACTCTGTTGTGACAACCGTAAATATTGGCGCAAGGAGTTCTTCCCATACTACAAAGCCGGCCGTAAAAAGTCTCGTGAAAAGTCTGCATTGGATTGGCATCTCATTTTTGACATGTTAGCCAAATTCAAATCTGAATTGAAAGAAAACTTTCCTTACAAAGTGATTGA